AGTGTATTCTTACCAAAAACCTCTATTCCCGCAAGGAAGAGTTGGGGAGGCATCCTCGAAGAGAGTTGAGTAATGAGAGAGTAACTGTTATCTCAAGGAGTGGTACACCTAAAAGACCGTCACTGAGAAATACTTTTCAAAAGAAAGTGGATAAGAGTAGAATTAATAATGACTCTAAAGGTTCTCAAATAACAGGTGTAATCTCAACCTTTTTTTAGCCATACATTGTGGGATAGAGCAGAGGAAGCTCGCAAGGCTCATAACCTTGAGGTCGGGGGTTCGAATCCTTCTCCCGCTACTAAGTGACTCCAATACAAATCGGTGATTAAAGATAGTCCGTGAAGTTATGAGTATAAAAGGTACTTCAAAATATTCTTTAAGGTTTTTGGTGATTGTCCTGTAACAGATAACGACCAATTTTAACCCTTAAAAATTAATAAAAAATGGGAGTTGCCTTGATGAGTCAACCAAAGACTGAATGAGTTTGAGAAAAAAATTGGGAAGGGACTTCTTTTTAGATGTGGGGGATGTTATGATAACCACAGTGTTTAGGTCTTAAAACGAAAAACACATTAAACAAATAACCGTGAATACTAGTCACCACCCAACGTCATAGGGTTCTGTAGTTGTCTCACTAACGACTCGGTAGGTTTAGATTCCTAGGAAGAAACAAGAGGGAAGAGTAACTTAACGTTATTTTCTTCCCTCTTTTTTTTTGTTTTTTATTGATTTTATAAAAATGTTTCCTATAAACGGAATATTTATAAATAAAAAAAACATGACAGGTAGAAAAATAACTTTAAAAAATGTTGGTAGTACTATTGGTATATTTACATACCAAACTTTAAGTACATTAATTTGGCAATATCAAGTAGAAATCTTACCAGGACAAACAAAAGTTATCTTTTGTGTTAATGGAACTTTCTCTTACGATGCTAACCAACACAATATCTCAGTTCTTGAGAATGTGGAATTCCCACCAACAGGGAATACTGTGACTACAACAACCACTGCATCAATTCCAAATGAGGGACAAACTTTAATTCAGGTATCAACAATATCAAGTACTAATACAAATTGGGAATATTCAGTATTAAATTATGGTACGAATACAATCCTTGGTCCTGTTAATTTAGGTATTGACTCGGCTGATTGGAATTGGATTGATTCGTCTAGTACTATTAATGGTTACTTTTTAAGATTTGATAGTGATACGACTAATGAAAAAATATTTTACTTTATTAATAAAAATGGAGTAATAGTTCATACGTATAACGATACTACAAATAACTATAGTTATGGAACTCTTAATAACAGTGACGGAGTTTATTTTACTGACTATATTAATTTAAAATTCATCCTTACTGATTTTACCAACGTTATTGAGTACGATATACCTTCAAACTATACTGAGTTTTATATTGATAGTAATTATGATAACGTGAATACCGTTGGTTCAATCATTTACCAAAGAATTGGTAACTACGCAACATATATGTTATTTAAACCAACAGGTTATTCGTTATTATATAACTGGGATGTAACATCATATATCGTTGATAGTCTTGTTTACCAAAACTCAAATTATTTTGTAATCACTGCTTATAGTACTGTTACTTCTCAATACTCATTCTTTAATGTTTATGATAGTAATGGTGTGTTAATTAAGAGTGAAAATTTATTGACAAATAACCCAACATCAATTAGTGGTATTACGGTAACACCATCAATAACAAATACAATAACATTTAATGGTTATATCTCAGGTGGTACAACAAATAGTGGTAGTACAGGTAGTGGAGCGGTATTTCTTATTGATATTAACACAGGTACAACAGTATCTTGTATAGTATATGGTAAGGGTAATGGTTACGAGGTTGGTGACACTATTACTTTTAATGGTACAATATTCGGAGGAACATCAGGTGTTGACAATATAGTTGTAACTGTAACTTACCTTGGAAACTTTGTCTATGATTCTTATGATATTAATTTCTTTGGTGATGGTAAAATGAATATGATTTTATGGAGGGGTAGTGATAATACTGTTCCATATTTGATTTATGTTTATGACAATGTGAGTAACGATTTATATACAACAAACCATGACCGTAACGCGGGACTTACCCATTATTATGATTGGTGGACTTACTATTCATATTTATATAATGACTCTAACAATGGACAACCAAGTCAAGATATTCATATTCAGTTTAATGATGATGATGGTTCATATAATGATAATCTATATTCTGTAGATGATTGTGATATTATTTCTTGGTACAATAGTGACCCAGGTTTTGTAGTTTATGAATTTGCTAAAAATAGAAATTATGACTATTATATTTCTACTTATTACTATTATGTTGGTGAATCACTTATCTTGTATTCTAACAGAGACGATAATTACATTAATTATGAAGTATTCACACCATCAGGTCATGAAACAATACAAGTTGTTCAAACAGATAGTTTAGATGGTTGGAATTTTAATAATCGTTGGGCAGGAAAAACATTTTTAAGTAACTTCTATCTATTAGGTCTGAATGAACAATTATTATTCCTACATAATTATGACGGTACTTATATTGATGATTTATACATTAATGGTAGTTCAGATTATGATGGAGAATATAACTCTTTAATAATTGCAAATTATGATACTGAATTAAATTATTATTGGAACACTACTGTTGACCACATCCAAACTTTACCTGAATTTTATGGTAACTGGGATAGTACAAATGGGTATTACACAACTTTAAATCATAACGAGGGTAATTTTGTAATGTTTAGAAATACTTACACTATTGCAAAAATTTTAACTAAGGACAGTATTTCACCACTTATTAATTTAAGTTTTGGTACTAGTAATAGTATCCGTATTGGTAAAAACTTAATGGCACATTGTTATAACGATGGAACAACTAACTTAGTGACGGTTAAAGTTTATAATTTACAAGGAACATTATTAAAAAACATTTCAACCAATGAAACATCATGGAATGTGTTTAGAGTTGAAGAGAATAGAGTATATCTTCAAACTGAAAGTGGAACTAATTATGTACATTATTTGATAACATCAAAAGGATATAAAAGCGTTACTACCTCAAACTTCAATTCAGGTTATGAGTATAATAATTAAAAATAAAAAATAAGAATATGAAATATAACGTAAAATACGAAGTAAAAGATGTTGACAGAGTAATTGATAGTGGGTTATCTAGCTTCAATACTGAAACTGAAATGGACTGTGCTAATTTAAAAGTCACATTAAGAGAATGGTTTAATTTACATACTGGAAGTACAACAATGTCTGAGGTTATTGAATTAAATGGTAAACCATTAGAAGATATGGATATTGTTCCGTTTAGTTACTCTTCATTAAGATATAAATTGGTTATTAAAACACCAAGTAGTCTAATGAAAGAAACAAGACGACAATCAGTCAATCCTCAATAATAACATTTTTAAAACCCTCCTGATGGAGGGTTTTTTGTTTACATATGATAATTAAAACGTATGGTTTATTCATCTAAGAGTTAAATGAAGCTACTTTTTTGTTTAAATTTCGTATTTATAACATGAGAAATATTTTAATACTTTTAACTTACCTAATTAGTTTTGTCGGTTTCGGACAATACTGTCCATATTTAGGTCCCGACCAATTGTTACCTTGTGGGTCATCCTCAACAACACTAACCGCTGATTTATCTCAGTGTGGGGTTGGAGGTGTAAATCCAAATCAAACAACAAACTATAATGTTACAAATATACCTTATATCGCTCAAGTAAATAATGGTACTAACATATCAATGACTGACGACTCCCAACAAGGACCGTTCAACATAGGTTTTAACTTTTGTTTTTTTGGAACAACATATACACAATTTTACATTGGGTCTAACGGATGGATATCTTTTTCACCAAGTCAACCAACTACATTTACTTCCCAAACAATACCAACCACTAATGGTTTAGTACCAAAAAATTGTATCATGGGTCCTTGGCAAGATTGGCATCCTGGAATTGGGGGTCAGATAAAATACCAAGTGCAAGGAGTTGCACCTTGTCGTAAATTAATTGTAAGTTGGATTAACATGCCTATGTTTTCGTGTACATCCAATTTAGGTACATTTCATATTGTTATTTATGAGACTACAAATATAATTGAAAATCATATCCAAAACAAACCTACGTGTTTACAATGGCAAGGAGGTACATCTGTTGAGGGGATACACAATTTATTGGGTACTATTGGAATAACCGTGCCAGGTAGAAACTCTACCTCATGGGTTACTCAAAATGACTCATGGAGATGGACACCATCAGGACCCGTGGTTACACCAACATTAACTTGGTATCAAGTAGGTAATCCTGTACCAATAGGAACAGGTCCAACAATAACAGTTAACCCCCCACCAGGTGGTGCTAACTATACATGTCAATTTGTTTATCCAATATGTAATGCGGGATGGGTGACATGTAATAATTCAATCGGTTTAGGACCTGACACTGTTTTAGTTGTACCAGGTCCTCCTAATCTACCGTTACCAACCATAGTATCTAATAACCCAATCTGTAATGGAGATTGTAACGGTAATATTTTAATAACCCCAAATGGAGGTAATGGTGTTCAAACAATTTCATGGAATGGACCTGAGTCAGGTTATAATCCTAATAATTTATGCTCAGGAAATTATACTTTTACTTTAGTTGATAATTTGGGATGTACGGTAACAAGTAATGTTTTACTAGTTGACCCCCCACAACTAACAATAAATCCTATTGTAGGTGAAGACACAATTTGTATTAATTCAATTAGTGGTTTCTATAATACAACAAATTTAACTGTAGGATTAAATTATGTTTGGTCAGTCACTAACGGAAATATTAATATCGGACAAGGGACTAATCAAATTAATGTTGATGTTAATAGTGTCCAATCGGGCTTTTACGATGATATGATTTCTGTATACGGTATTGATGGAAATGGGTGTCAGTCACAAACAGAAGTTATCGATATAAATATTTTTAATTTAATTCCATTTATAAATCCTGTTGGACCATTTTGTTCTTATGATGAATTTGTTACTTTAGAGTCATTACCTATTGGTGGATATTTTACAGGTAATGGTATTGTGAATAATAATTTTTACCCTATAGACGCGATAGGTAATAATGTTATAACGTATAGTTATACACAAAGCGAATGTATTTTCACCACGACTGAAACAATTATTGTTTATCAACAACCTATTATTCAATCATTAACCCCATCAAATTCATTTTTTGAAATTTGTGTTGGTGATTCGGTTAATATTGATTTTGAGGTCCAATCAAATCCCCAAGGGACTAATCAATGGTCATTTATTGATAGTATTTATAATACTCAAACATTTAATCAAAGTTTTAGTAATGAAGGGAGTTACGTAGTTTCAGTCACAACCACTTCAAATGGATGTGTTTCTAATCCTGAACAAACTACTGTTATTATTAACGAATGTCCCGAAGAGTTAATATATATACCAAATTCATTTACTCCTGATGGGGACGAACATAATAATATTTGGAAACCTGTTTTCACATCAGGACTTGACCCATATGATTTCAGAATTGAAATCTATAATAGATGGGGAGAATTAATATGGGTTAGTGAAAATCCTTTAGTTGGGTGGGACGGTACTTATAACGGTAAATATTGTCCAGACGGTATCTACTTATGGAAGTTAGAATTTGGTATCCCCGAAAATGATGGAAGAAAAAGAATGTTTGGACATTTAACAACGTTTAGATAAAACAAAAAACCCACCGATTGGTGGGTTTTGTTTTTTGGTGGAGATAGAGGGAGTCGAACCCTCGTGTTGTACACATTACCTACTAAGGACTACACGCTTAGGACATTGTTTAATCTAACAATCCGAAATTTCACAATTCCCTTATTTTTAAAGTGGTTCGGTTTACTGAGAACTAATCCTCCACTTGTTCCTTTTCGGGTAGAAACCACACCTTTGTAAAGACTTCTGTTCCTAGGTTATATGTCCATCGACCCGATTGGTGTTTCCTAACTGTTAGGCTACAACCGTAGCATCTTCACGGATTAATCCGATAGCTGCCATTTTGTTTAGAACGTTGCCGTCTAATTGTTAACTCCATAGATTAAAGTGATAGGAATCCTCTCACTGCGTGCCCCGAATAACTAACTATGCCAGTCAATTCCAAGTTATCCCCATATGTTAAAGAACTTTCGTTTTACAAATGTAAGAAGAAATCTGACAATAACAAACTTTTAAAGTATTTATTTGATATAAATATGTCAGAAGAAGAGGAAAATAAGAACGACGCCTATAAAGGTAGTGATATCATCTATGAAGATGATAGAGTTATGTTTTTAAAATGTAACTCATACGAGTCCGCAAAATACTTCGGACCGACATACTTGTCAAAAGAATATCAAGCTTTTAATAGAAATGGTAAAATCTATATTGTTGTAGATAAAAACGGAGATTACATAAGTCCGACTCTTTCATATGTAATATTTCAAAAAAATTATGATGAATTAGTATATTATGATTTTGACTATGATGAAATCACTGCTAAAGATTTATTTGAGAAGTTTCCTGAAATTGAGGATACTGTTTATGACAAGATTGGTGTTAGTAGTATCTATGCCTTTCTTAGAAGAATATCACTCGGTGCAAATGATATTACCGAGTCTCAATTAGAGAGGTATGATGATTTAATCGGAGGGTTTAAACTCAATAAAAATAATCCTTCTAAAAGTATGGTCACTTTAAAATTTAGTGATGATGAAGATTATTATAAGTTATTTGACCTTAGTGAAGGTGATATGTGGTTTTTAAGAAATCTTTTTAGTTATTATGGTAATAGTGATATGGGATTTTATAGTGCTGATTTTGGATATGACGATTGGAATCAGGGGTATCTTATGAGAGAGATGGATGACGAAAATCGTAAAAAAGTTTTGGAAATTTCTTCATTCATTGACCCGTCAATCAAAAATTTAGATGATGATGATGATGGTGAAAAAGCCTCAAAAATATTATACGATAATTTTAGACGACAAACTGAAAGTATTATAGACGACTATGTTTCAGAAAGAGAAACTTGTATGGCAAATACCGCTAAAGAAAGTATTACAAATGATTTATGTGACCCATTCCAAAATTACGGATTGTTTAATAAAGGAGGTTGTTTTTATTCTTACGTTACAACTGTTAACGTATTACTTGGTATGTATAACGTTGTTAAAGATAGAAGTTTAAGTTTACATGAAATGTTATCCAAAATCGCTCACGAAATGAGTGTTGGCCCATATGAAGAATATATGTACGAATATGGTTGTGATGATTTTGATTCGGTGTCTTGGAATAATTGGGTAACTAATCAATTAGAAAAAATTCTTGAAACAATTGAAGAGAGTGATATGTTCATTGATATTGAAGGTTATAGAAAACTACAATCGGAAGTCCTAACAAAATATAATTTAGATAAATGGTACAAAACCCCAAAAGATAAAACAATAGGTTTTAGAATTACAAGTATTGACCCAAAAACAAATAAAGTCCTTTTAGATACTCAAAAACAATATCAAGGTTTAGAAAAAAGAAGTTATACTCTTGAAGAATTCAATAATTTTTTATATAATCTTGAAATATTTGAAAACAAAACTTTGAAATTCAAAAAAAAGATGTAACTTTGTTTTATGCAAAGAGACTACGAATTATTGAAAAGTGTTTTATCCGTTCCATCTAAAACGTATCAAGAAGAACGTATGGTTAAATTCCTAACCAATTGGTTTACGGAAAACAACTTTCCATTCTATGTTGATAACATGTTTAACATCTATGTCACAAAACAAACTGACGAAAATGTTGAACATTTCCCATGTGTTGTTGCTCACACTGATACTGTCCATAATATTGATACAATCAACATCCGTGAAGGTGAATTACCAAACGCACAAAATATTATGAAACCCGCGTTAAAAGCGTATAATGATGAGGGGAAACCAACAGGTATTGGTGGTGATGATAAATGTGGTATCTACGCATGTTTGGAGTTATTAAAAGAACTACCTAATTTAAAGGCCGCGTTTTTCGTATCTGAAGAAACAGGTTGTCATGGTTCAAGAAATGCAGATAAAGAATTTTTCAGTAATGTCGGATATGTTATTGAATTTGACGCACCTGGTAATTGGATGGTTAGTGAATTCTGTATGGGTGTTCAGTTATTTGAAAGAGATACAGAATTCTTCAAATCATGTAACGAATCATTAGTTGAGGGATTTGATAACCGACAAAAATATCAAGCACACCCTTACACAGATGTTTATGCTTTGAGAAAACTTTTTGATTTCGCTTGTATTAATTTTGCGATTGGTTATTACAACTACCATACACCTGATGAATATGTTGTAATTGAAGATGTTTACAATGGTATTGAAACAGGTAAAAAAATGATTGAAAAATTAGGTAATACCAAACACACGGTTAAACCTAAAATGAAATATCAACAAACATTATTTGGATAAAAAAAGGGGATTAATTATCCCCTTTTTTCTTTCTTGTCTTTTTAACAGGTGTTATTTTGATTTTAACGTCCTTATCCTCAACATATAGGACATAGTTGTTTACATCGTCAATACCCCCTTTTAAAACCTCTTCAGAGATAAAATCTTCAATCTTATCTTGGATTGCTCTTTTGATTGGTCTTGCACCATATGTTTCATCAAACCCGACCTCAGAGATTAAATCCAATACTGAATCCTCATAAGTAATTTTGTATTTTAAGTTAATCAATCTTTCTGAAAGTTTATCCATCTCTAATTTAACAATTTGTTTAACTTCCTCTTTTCTCAATGGATTAAAGATAACAACCTCATCAATTCTGTTTAAGAATTCAGGTGCAAAGAACTTAGTAAGTTCTTTCTTTAACATGTCACGTTTGTATTCTTCTTCAACATACGTGTTAACTGCACTTTTAAAACCAACCCCTGTTCCAAAGTCTTGTAATTTTTTAACACCAATATTTGATGTCATGATGATTACACAATTTTTAAAGTTGATTTTTCTACCTAAACCATCTGTGATATGACCGTCATCTAAAACTTGAAGTAACGCTGAGAAAATATCTTTATTCGCCTTTTCAATCTCATCAAATAAGATTACTGAGTAAGGTTTGTTTTTAACTTGTTCAGTTAATTGTCCACCTTCATCATAACCAACATATCCTGGAGGTGCTCCAATTAAACGAGAAATAGTATGTTTCTCTTGGAACTCAGACATGTCAATTCTAATCATGTTCTCTTCACTACCAAAAATTTCTTTGGCTAATTGTTTTGCCAAATATGTTTTACCAACACCTGTAGACCCTAAGAATATGAATGAACCGATTGGTTTATTCGGGTCCTTAATCCCTAATCTATTTCTTCTAATGGACTTAGCAATTTTTGAAACCGCTTCAGATTGACCAATTACTTTACCACCTAAGTTAGTTTCTAAATTCGCTAATGATTGAGTCTCATCGGCATTTAATTTAGACATAGGAATTTTAGTCATGTTTGAAACCACTTCATAAACTAATTCTGCAGTTACCTCTTTTTTACTTGTTAGTAATTCCTGCTCAAATTTCTTTTTCTCGGCATCCAACTTATCTAAAATTCTCCTTTCTTTATCTCTTAGGTTCGCAGCTTCCTCATAGTTTTGTCTTTTAACCACATCAAGTTTTTCTTGTTTAATGTCTTGAGCCTGAACTTTTAGTTTTTCAATAATTTCAGGCATTTTTACCTCAACCTGACTTCTTGCCCCAACCTCATCAATAATGTCAAATCCTTTATCAGGGAATTCTCTATCGGTAATATAACGGTCGGCTAAATCAACACATAAACTTAAAATTTCATCAGAATATGTTACCTTATGATAATTTTCATAACGTTCTTTACTGTTTTGTAAAATTTGGATTGTCTCTTCTTTAGTTGCAGAATCAACGATTACTTTTTGGAATCTCCTTTCTAACGCCCCATCCTTTTCAAAGTTCTTACGATATTCGTCTAACGTTGTTGCCCCAATACATTGAATTTCACCTCTTGCAAGAGCAGGTTTAAATATGTTAGACGCATCTAACGAACCTGATGAATTTCCAGCACCAACAATGGTATGGATTTCATCAATGAATACAATAATATTCGGAGCGTTTTGTAATTCCTCAATGATAACTTTCATACGTTCCTCAAATTGTCCACGGTATTTTGTTCCCGCAACAATTGATGTCATATCTAATGAAACGATTCGTTTTTCACTTAGATTTCTCGGACAATCTCCGTTGAAAATTTTAATCGCTAATCCTTCAGCAATTGCGGTTTTACCACAACCTGGCTCACCAATAATGATAGGGTTGTTCTTTTTTCTTCGTGAAAGAATTTGAGCAATCCTCGTGATTTCCAATTCTCTACCGATTACAGGGTCTAACTTACCTTCTTCGGCCAATTTGATTAAGTCTCTACTAAAGTTGTCTAATACGGGAGTTGATGAATTTGTATTACCACCTTTGTCTTTATTAGGACCATTGTTATCTTTTGATTCTATCATGTTAGTGTTTTTTTAAAGTATAATCTTTATTTCGGTAATTTCAACTCAAATAACCTTATATTTATAAGTATGGATATGATGAAACATTATAAAAAATATATCACAACCCTAAGGGCTGATGAAGATATTTTAGAAACCTATCGTGATTTAAGACGAGCATTCCAAAGAGAAGGATGGTCTGAAAAAGATTTGGAGAGTCCCCCTTATTATCCAAATGATATTATGAGGAACTTTCAACGATTCAGTAGTTTACGAGATAAACTATTTCACGAATTAAAAGGTTTCTTTCCAGATATTGACCATAACGAATATGTTGATTATCTTCAAGATAAATTAAAAGAAATAAATATTGAAATACCTTTAGAAGATGGCAATCACAAAAGAAGAAATCAAGGGGACGAAGATTTTGAATGAAATTACTTCAAGTAACCTTGTAAAATCAGAGTACGACACTGAAACAAAAAAAATGGTCGTAGAATTTAAAAACGGATTAAAATATGAGTACGATGAGGTTCCTCATCAAGTTTATACTCAGTTTAGAATGTCCGAATCACAAGGAAAATTCTTCAGTACTAACATCACAAAAACTTTTAAATACAAAAAACTGTAATAAATAGGATTACTCAAATATTTATACTTGATGAGTAATTTAAAAAACATTTTACAGAGTTTCCAATTAAAAGATGAGTTAAATCCAAAAATTTGGGAGAAAACTAAAAATGGTGAGTATACGATGAGGTCTAAGGTTAGAACTCATCTACTTGAGATTGCTTATGATTTTATAGATTCGTTAGGTACTGATATCATTGTTAGTGATATTATTATGACAGGTTCGTTAGCTAACTACAATTGGTCTAATTACTCTGATGTTGATATTCACATAATTGCCGATTTTGACCAATTCCCAAGAAACACTCAAGAGTTATATGATGAGTTATTTCGTTTAAGAAAAACAGTATACGGACTTAAACGAAAAATAACAATTTTTGGATATGATGTAGAATTATATGTTGAGGATGAATCTCTCAGAAGAGATGTTCAAAGTGCAGGTAGATATTCAATACTAATGGATGAATGGGCCGTAGAACCTTCAAAAGAATCTGTTGACATCAAAGTTAAGGATATTCAAGAAAAGGCTAAAAAATGGATGTCCATTATTGATGGTGTTGAGGAAAGTATTCAAGACGAAGATATTGAAACCGCAAAAAAACTAATTGAGAAATACACAACTAAACTTAGAAAATTTAGAGAGTGTGGTTTAGAAAAAGGTGGAGAGTATTCAGATGAAAATCTTATATTTAAAATATTAAGACGAAACGGGTACTTAGAAAAGATTAAGGAAATGAAAGATAAATTAGTTGATAAGAAATTATCTTTAAAGGAAGGGAACACAAATATTGGGGGAACCTTTAAAACTGATTTAGAGAACGGGCCTAAAAACCACGGAAGTAGAGCCTTAGGTAATTGGGAGTCGGATAATGCTTGGGATATATTCTCACCACCTGGTACTGTCGTTAACGCGTATACTGACGGTACTGTTACAAGAATTAGAGACACAGGAAAAAATTCAGGTAAAATTTATGGAACTCAGGTCTCAATTAAAGGTAACGAGAAGTTTCCTGATATATTCTATACCCATTTGAAAAATGTAAAATTACAAAAAGGAGATAAAGTAACGGTTGGAGATTATATCGGAGAAATCTCTGAATGGTTAGACCACCAAAATATGACTCACGTTCACATTGGATTACCAAGAGGTCATCATTTAAAAGAATTATTAGTTAATTCTGATAAAATATTTTCAGGTTCTAAAGGAGAAACTCAAACCCCTGAAAAAACTGATAGTACTGAAAAAAATGATAGTACTGAAAAAACTGATTCATCATTTATTTCTGATTTACAAACTATTTCATCATCAGGAAAAGAATTTAAGAACTTAAAAAGTGCAGGTGAAAAAATACCTTATGATAAGGACGTTGAAAAGATACAAACCTCATTACAATTATTAGGGTATTCATTACCTAAATGGGGTGTTGATGGTTTGTTTGGACCTGAAACAGAAACTGCGGTTAAAAAGTTTGAGGAAGAAAACGGAATAACTTCGGACGGGAAATTAAATGATGAAGATTTAAAAAAGATGACCGAGTTAATGACTTCAAAAGGATTTAAAGAATCTGATTTAAGTAAAGTTCAAACAGTATCAGATTTTGATAAAATTAACGTAGGAAATGATAAAGAATTTTACGAAACAATACTAACAGGTATTGGAGCCCCGATTACCGAAGAGAATTTGAAGTTCTTTTATGCTTGGAGAAAGGGTGAGGGAGGTAAAGCAACTAACAACCCATTTAACACAACTTTTAAGTTAAGTAAGGATTCAAATATGAGTGATTATAATAAAGCTGGAGTTAAGAACTACTCAACACCTAATTATGGTATTGAGGCAACGGTAAAAACATTACAGTTACCATACTACACTTGTATTACAGACGGTTTAAAAAATGATATCGGTGCGGATAAAATCAGTAAATGTGAATCATTAAAAACTTGGGGAACAGGAGATTTAGTTGCAAAAGTTTTAAGTAGAGGTGAAGTGACTCCTCCACAAATTTACGCATAATCAGATTTTTAAAATAAAGAACTTACGAATTGTATTATTCGGTATATTTATAATAAAATAATTTAAAACAAAAAAAAACATCAAA